AAAATATTACGGTAGTTGCCCAGAACTAAAGGAAGATATAAAAGAATACGGTAAGTTAAATTTTAAGAGAGAAATATTGAGTTTACATAAAACAAAAGGTTTGGTTAATTTTGAAGAAACTAAACAATTGTTTTTAAATAATGTATTGAGTGAGTCCCTTGACGATGGGAGACCTTTATATTATAATAGTAACATCCTAGGAAGGTACATGCGTAAGGACTATGGACACTTTTAACGAAACACTTACAGAGATATATGATTGGGCACTACATCGTGTTCAAGTCTTATCAGAAACTTATGATGTTGAATGTCTTGATAATGCTATGGCAATTCACTCTGAGTTTAAAGAGTGGTTTGATCCTGATTCCGATTATCATGATATTTGCTCACTAGCTTACATAGGAGAGGGTAGTGAATATGCAGAATGAACTTTTAAGAAGACAAACTTTAAGTATTTTACTTAGAAATTTTGATGATAATCGTGCCATTTATGAGTGTGCAGAAGAGTGGACAAGTAAGTTCAATACTACTTCTGGATTAGTACAATACTATAAAACTTATTTTGCTAAATAGGATTACGTTATAGTGATTAAAATGGTAGATAAGAAACCAGAACCAAAGGTTGAAGAAAAACCAAAAGGTATTATTGGTAAAATTAAAGAAGGTATTGATGATAAGGAAGAGCAACTTGCATTTCTATCTACAATCGTAAGACTTGCTGTTCTTACATGGTCTGCAGGTATTTTAACTTTGGCATATGTTAAGTTGCCAGCGGCATTTAACATACCAGAACAAAAACTCGATCCAACTTTCATAGCTTCGGT